GTTTGAAGCAAATGCGGCGTAGATGTAATCTCCCCCGCTGCCGTTCCAGCCATTATCAGTACCTCTTAACTTGAACCCGTTAGACAAGAAATCAAACTGTTCATAGTCATACTCCTGCCCACTCAAGTTTGGATTCAAGAAAAGTCCTGTTGGGTTGTGTGTATCTCTAGTGGCATCAAATATGTACCAGTTTTGTGTTGTGTCGGTACGCTTCACCAGCAAAACCGCCACCTTGAATCCTGTATGCACGAAAGGACCATCAGATGAACCGTTGCCTTCATAGAAACCCACGGCGGAATACCCGGCCACGGGCGATATGCAGTAAGCGACATAATTATTGGTGTCATTCAGGGTGTTGCTCCAACCGCCACCGTCACTGCCGAGTTGAAAAACACTAGAAGTTGGTGGCGTATTGTCAAAGGAATTAGTTCTAAATAAGTTAGTATCAAGGCCGTCAAGCGGGTTGTTACCACTTAAGTAACCTACGCCAAAAGATGAAGCTCCAGAGCCAGAGGCTTTTTTCACCAATGTGTACCAGTCTTTTGTAGTACTTCTGTCCTTAACCGTGACAAAAAGTGGCTGGCTGTTCAAACCGTGCCCCACTGTTGCGCCTTCGGTTTGATTGCCAGTGTAAGTGACAATGCTAAATCCAGCCTCAGGATTTGCTTTGACTGTTGATTGAATACTGCCGTCAAAGTTAGATGCACCAGCAGTGCTGTTTGTATTAATCTGCCCGCCCATTCCTGTATGGTTCAGGCAACTATAGTAAAGCGTTGAAACACCCGTTCCAAGAACAAGTGTTGTCTTAGCTCCTGCGCTGCCAGGCGTTCCAGTGTGCGTTACGCCTGTAGTGTAATCAGTGCCATTAGCAGACGTTCCAAACCGAATAGGATGACCTGCATTGCTGCTATCTGACTGATCAAAGACGTAAGTGCTGCCTTCAGCTAGATCAAGCGTTACTGCACTGGTGCCGAAGTCATCAAAGCGGTACTTGTTGCCGCTATCGCTAACAACTTTGACGGTGTAGGTTTTATTGCTGTTTGCCCCGGCGTTCCAAGCCCATGCGATATACGTTCCGCCGCTGGCATTGACTGATTGCAAATTAGGGACCGTGCCTAGCGTAAAGCCGTTTGAATCAAAAGAGGTGAGGTCATAATTACTATCTTCTGCATTTGTCAAGTCTGAATAAAGAGTGCCAGCAGAAGCTCCACGAACAGCATCATGTAGTTGATTACTGCTTGATCCAGCATCGCGACGTTTCAACCAGACCAGATCAGGCGAATAATTCAGACTTGTAATTGCACGCGCTTGAGTGCCATCACCAGTCCAAAGCTTGGTGTCAAACTGAGCCGAGCCATCGGCAATCGTCGCGGCAGGCAATGCCGTGGTGTTCAATGCGGCGTAACCACTAGGAATCGGGTACTTAAACCGCATTTGGCCAAAATTCCACTTTGCTGACCTAGTGTCTGTGCCTGTGGTTCCCTTATGGGCTGCAAATACATAGTTGCGAGACGTAATCCCGGTATATGCAGTTCCTTGGCTGACTCCGTTTTTGTAAAACTCTAGAGTTCCATTGTCAGCGTCAAAAGCAACGCCAATAACATCGCCTTCAGTGAAGCTATCGCCATAAGAGCTATTGGAATCATTATTGTATTTATTCCCGCTATTTGACCAGTAAGCATAAGAATCAGACGTTGAACCCGGATGGTCTTTTGTGAAGTTTTGGGAGTTCCAAAGACCAACAAATATGCCGGTAGCGCCAGAGCCAATCGTTACTTCCGCATACCATTTGCCATACGGCATTGCGATAGTTGACTGAATCGGCGGAATTGAAGTATTGCCTGTTGTGGAAAAGGTGAAATCTAGATTGCCGTTTGAATATGTATGTGATGCAACTAGGGGATTTAGCGTTGCGTAGTTGCCGCGCTGATAGCCACCCGTCGTGTCCGTTGCGTCCCCATCTGCAGTGACTGCATTTGGTACGTCAACAAGACAATCCTCCTCCGACCCAATCTCGTCATCACCGATTGCTAGATATATATATGTCTCCCCACTAGCGTTCCGATTGGCGCTAGTCGTTTTGGGCTGGAAGCCATTATCAAGGATTTGTATGTTGTGCGAGGAATCAGAGTTCTCAGCACCACTTGTGTGTGGGAAAAGATTGTTGTCGTTAGTAGAGTTTGTATCACGCTGAGTGTCGTATATGAGCCAACCCCTAGGGCCACTCGTGCTGCGTAGCAGAATGAATCTGGGCCTGAACCCGGTCACGATTACAGGGCCTGTGCTGCTGCCATTGCCGGTATACGAACCAATCCGCTGGTAGCCGGGGACATCTGTAAAGCAGTAGGCAATGTTGTCAGAACCAGTTGCGTTTAAAGAACCGTTATTGATGTTTATTACGTTCTCTGTAGGCAGATCGCCCCAAACATCTCCAGCACCGGATTGAAGAGCATCAGTTGAGTTTAGCTTCAAGAATTTTGTATCTGCATCGCAAACGCTTTGATGCCAAACGTACCAATCTGAGCTGCGGTCTCTTTCCTTAAATATTACCATGGCCGGACGTTTGCCCAAGCCGTGGCCTACGCTTTCAGTGCCACTTGTGCTTGTTGAAGTCCACTTAACGATAGAAAAACCATACGCGGCGTTAGCTGAAACAGAAGCAGTTACAGCGCCGTCAGTGTTAGAAACTGCCGTGCCACCTGCCTTCCAGCACCAGGCAACGTAGGTAGTGTTGTTTTCGTTGCTGTTTAGATCTGAGCCAAGAGTAAAGCCATCAGAATTAAAGGCAGTCACGCCTGACTTTGTGCTTTCGACTGCAGTCTGATCTGACCTTAGTCTTTTAGTTACGCCACGAACGCTGTCATAAAGATGATTTGAATACGCTGCGCTGCGAGCCTTGATCCAAACTAGATCCGGCTGGAACTTGAGACCTGGGCCGGCGCCGTCTAGCAGCACCGTTCCATCAATGCGAATCCCGCTCAGGCTGGCTCCACTGGTACTTGCTCGCGTCACAACCAACGACGTTAGTGTTCCGCTGCCTGACGCAACTGAGACCCACTGGCTTGCACTTACGCTTTGTGCAGAACCACCATTAACGCTGACTGTTGTAGACGAGCTGATGGTGTAAACCTCAACACCAGTGCTGTAAGCGATGCCGCCTTCAGGAGTAAAGGTAAGGCTGTTTGGGTTGCTGCCTGAGCTTGCTTGCGCGTAATCACCGTTGGCAGTACCAGTTTCACCGTTGAAGGCACTTGATGCTGGAGCAACAGACTCAAAGCTGCCATTGCTAGCAACAAGCGAGTTGCTATAGACAGGCCCACCAAGTTTCTGATTCCCACCGTTGCCGGTGTAGGTCAACACATCGAACTGCGTTTTACTGGTGGTCAGACCTTCATTGGTGACGATGTTGTTTACGTCCCAGTTGTTTCCTGGCCGATCCGCAAAGGCCATGTACACATAATTTCTGCCTGAGTAATTTTGATCACCACCGCCACCTTGAATCTGAAAACCGTCGTCAAGGAAAAGGATGGTGTCACCAGAACTGTCAGCGTTAGATGCTTCAGCAAATAACAGTTTGTCGCCGCCACGTTCTGAATCAACGATGACCCAGCTTGCGCTTGCGTCATGCGCTTTTACGATCAAATACCGAGGCTTAAACCCAAGCCCTGTTACTTGCTTGCCAGAGGCACCTGACCCGGCGTAGACGCCAAACTTACTAAAGCCCGATACCTCGCTCCACAGATAAGCGATGTGCTCATCGCCGCTTTTATTTACGTCAGTATCTGTGCCAACGGTAAAAAGACTTGCTGTTGGCGCGGTGTCATTCCATGAATTTGATGCAGTTTGTGCGGCGCTGTTTGAATTAAGTTTTAGTCGTTTTGTTTCGCCTGTACTGACATGAAATACGTTCCATTCAGATGGCGACGTGTCTAGGTTTTTGACCATGTACCACTTAGGCACAGTCGAGAGTCCGTGCTCAATCGTTCCAGCAGTACCCGTGCCCGTGAACTTACAGATGCTGAAGCCATAGTCAGTCGATACTGAAACTTCTGCATTGATTGTTCCAGCAGTCTTAGCAACAGCAGGCCCGCCAGCTCGCCACACCCAAGCGACAAATGAGTCACCAGAGGGGTAGTTACTGGTGCCATCTGCACCCAAGGTGAATCCGTCTGGATTAAAAGACAGGATGTGGTCAGATCTTGTGTTTTCCCCACCAGTTGAATTTGATTGCAGAACTTTTGTCCCGCCACGCACAGTGTCAGCAAGAAAATGTGCAGAAGAGCCGGAATCTCTGCTTTTGATCCAAACAAGCCCAGGCTCAAAGTTCAAGCCGCCAACATTCAACCTTGCATAAGTACCCGTGTAGGTAATGACATCCATCCCTTTCTTGGGATCAGGATCGGGTGTTGTTGGTGCGGAATCAAAACCCAGCGCCTCGTTCGTTGAACTATCGCTGAAGTTCAGATGGAAGGAGTTATTGCCAATAGATACGCTTGAGTCGACTAGCAGCTTGTCATTAACACGAATACCATAAATACCTGGATCATTAGTATTTTTTTCGATTCTAATGTTGCTAACCGTACTGCTCGTAAGAGTCAGCTCAACCCATTGAACCGAAGGTGCGTTGTTATAGGTCTGAATACCAGTGCCGGAAATATCACTGTTGCTGCGTTGATAAATTTCTAATTTTGTGACATTTGTAAGCGTTACGCCGAATTGAATGTAAGAACCAGCGCTTGTGTTTTTTAGCTGGCTTGTGTTTGCAATATTACCGTCAAAACTATAACTAGGATTGGTTATTGTCCCGGCGCTAGTTGTAAGCAACGAAGTCCAGTTTTGACTTTGATCAAGCAGAGGCCCAAATTCACCTGTATATTCTTTCGGCACCCAAACGCCGTCGCTGCTGCGCGTTTCGCCAAAGTCAGTCGGCGCAAGCGCCTGACCATCCACAAACTGGACATCTGCAAGCAAAAAATCGCCCTTGAAATTGCTTCCTCCGTCCCAGTAATGGCCGAGGTAATGGGCATTTGCGCCACTAAATGACCAGTTTTCACCGCCAGGCTCGTTGTTGGTAGCCCACTCTGTAACTTCTACTCCGTTTACATACAGTTTGAGAGTTGAGCTAGTCGTTGAGACGACAAAATGATACCAGCTGGAAAAATCACGGAAGACCCGTGAGGTTATTTTCTGGGTAACGTTTGCGTTTCCGACAACGTTCCAGATCTCAAGTCTGTCGCTGTTGTCGAAAACGATTGCACTATTGTTGTTGCCATCAGCGCCAGCACTAAAAATAGTTTGATAAGTAGAACCAACGCTGGATTTTGTTCTCTTGACCCACGCACTCCAAGTCCATGTAACGCGATTGCCTGCCGTTGACGGAGTTTTCTTGAGATGGGCTGCATCAGCCTCGTTAAACCTCAGCGACTTGGGAATGACGTATCCAGTATCAGCAGCAGCAGCAGCCGCTGTTGCAGTAGCCAGCAGCGGGGAAGAAAGATTGCCAGGAACCGTCATCAGCTCTGTGCCTTCACGTCCAGGTGTGATGTAATCATAATCTTCTCGTCAGCCATGACTGCATATCCCAAAACTGAAACAGCACTTGCTGTACTGTTTACTGTCGGTGGCGTTCCACCAACAAAGCGGTAGTTTGCCGCGTACGCCAAGGTTCTGCCCCCGGTCGAATCTTGGTGGACCTCAATAAACCCTGTCTGGCCTTCTACAACATTTGTGGGGTTACCTAAGGTCCTGTCTCCACCCAACACGACTTTGAAGTTGTTGTTGTCATCCATATCAATCGCGATCGTTGCCGCGTCGGTCAGGGTTGTAATCGCTCCACGCACGCCGCCTGTAACCACCTGACCATTGGTGGTCTCAGTTGCAAGCAGAAAAGACGCAAAGCCAAGGTTGCCGCTTGCGTCAGTCTTCAGCGCCTGATTTGCCGTTCCATCAGCAGAAGGCAGCGTGAAGGTGACGTTGCTTGAGACTGTGGCAGGGGCCTGGAGCGCCACATAGTTGCTGCTGTCTGAATCAGCAAAACGCACGTCAGATTGTGCGTTCAGCGTGATGTCACCCGTAAAGGTCGCACCAGAGGCACTAACCAGTCCGAAGTTGGTTGATGCCGTTCCAAGGGTGATAAACCCGTCATTTGCAGCATTCCTGATCTTCAGCGTTGCCGGTGTGGTGCTGGTGTCCAGAAACACCATGTGAGCAACCAAGTTGCTCGGTGCTGTTGATCCGCTGTTAAGCGTTTGGATCGCACCAAGGATCGAGTTCAGCTCAGTACGAAATGCACTGCCGCTTTGGTTAGCGAGTGAATAATCGGTTGCCTGAGCCATTAGGTGATCTCCTTACCGTGGCCGACCGCTTGATAGTCGAATGTCCTATCCACAATGCTACCGCCAGACGCCTTAAAAGTAATGGTGAAGCCTGTCCTGCTAACACTGCTCAGCTCGAAGAAATCACCTGTTGCCATGTTGGTTGCCGTGATGGTGATGCTTGGCGTGCTGTAGAACGCGGACGGGAACGTGATTGCCTTAGCGCCCGTACCACTGCTGATGTTGCGTTCCTGCTCAGTCCGGCGCTGCAGTTTTACCGACACGCCTAGGGTTTCAACCACAGGATCCTGCGTGTCGTTTTCCGTTTCCATCTCAACCTTGAACTGAAAGCCCCGCCCGCGCTTGGTCGAGTTAGCGAAAGGCTCCCAAGTGCCGTAGGTAGGCGAACCGCTTGGGTCATCATTGGTTGCCCTGACATACAGCTCAGCATTGGTCTCCGACAAGTCATCAGCGTCGATGTCGTTCCAAGTGTCGATAAGGTTGCTGCGCGAATCCCAGAAGTCATCAGGGTTAATGGACTTCATCTGCAGGTTGGCCAGCAGCTCAACGTCAAACTTGGCTCCAAGGTCAAGCGTGTTGGCAAAGACGTAGTTGCCTGTGCTTTGAACGCCACCAAAGAAGTCCAGATTGGTTACAGCGTCAAAATCAGTAATCGAGTCAATCAAACCCTTGCCTGACAAGGTGATGCCGCCCTCTGTGACGCTGTTGAAAGACTGCGAAAACGTACCAGTGAAGTTAGGGCTTTCTGTAAAGGTCTGAACAACCTCTAAGTCTTGAGGCTCTGGCAGCTCAACCAAAACCTTAGGGATGCCGGATTCAACTGCATAGTTGCCAACAGAATCCTTTGCGCGGACAAGATAATGACCAGACAGCAGCGGAACAATTTTTCTGGTTGAACTGCCGTTGACAGCTGGGACAATTTTTTCGCTACCGCTCCACTTGATGTCCCCAGTGGTGCGTGGGTTGTGCCGAATCTCAACCGTTCCACCGTTGCGAACATCCAGATCAGCAGCTTCCGGCCAGTGCAGCTCTGCAGTGTGCTGATCGATCGGTGTAATGTTTAGGCTTGCAATGTTGCTTGGTGGCGTGCTCTTGCCGACCGTGGTGATCTTGCCAGTAGTGCGAGAAGAACGACGTTTGCCTGTTTGCTCAACGTCTAAGCCATAACCAATCGCTGTAACGCTGACCTCATAGACACCTGTCTCGCTATCAAGAATGTCAAAACCTGTGGTGGTGACAATCCGTCTTTCAGGCTTGTCGTCATCCAGCTTAAATTCAACCTCATACTCTTGAGCCCGCGCAGATTGCTGCCAGTTAATCTTGACCCGCTGCAGAACTTTGTCACCTTCCTCGTACAGCTCCTCGACCAAAATAAGGTTGGTAACTGGATCTGGTTTTTCAGCAATCTGAGTTACGTCACGCGCCGTAAAAGTATGGGATGCCTCGATAACTCCGTACTTATCGCGCTCATGCGCCAAAGCTGTAATAGCGTAGGTTGACTCGTTCTCCTCAACAGAAAGAACTTTCCATAAACTCAACGAAACATCTGTATAGCCAATCGCATACGTTGCACCAGCAAGGGGCGCTGATCTGAGCGTTTCCCCAGGAGTTACGGTATTGCCTGAAATTGTTGAGCCAGCGACAGCTTGCACTGTGCCGTCAGCTAAAACTGCGTTAAAAGTAAAAGTTGCTGGCACTGACGTTCCAAACATGTCAGTGGCTGTGCGATCTAGTTTTACTGAGGTTGTTGTTGACCCTGATGTAATCCGACCAGCAAGAGTCTTGCCAGCACGAACAGGGTCACCAATTTTGATCAGATCTCCAGGGCGTACCTTGATGCCTGCAGCCATGTCTGTTTCAAAGCTGCAAACTTCGCTTTCGTTGTGCGATGTGTAGAGGAACCACAAGCCAAGACGCCTAGCCTGCGCTCTACTCGTGCAGGCAAAAGCTGTAATGCTTTGCTTGTTGTACCCGTATTTTCTAACTGGTTTGAACGATGTTTCATGCAGCTCTACTAACTCATACGCAAAGTCTCGAAGGTTGTTGTCGAAGTATTTAACAGCAACACAAGTTGGGCGGCTTTTAAGGCTTGAGCCTGAGTAACTAAAACCTTCTTGAGTTACATTCGTTTGGTTAAAAATGTACGCAAAATTGACAGGATCTTCTTCTCGATCTTGCGCCAACGTGATGCCGCCTGCTTCCCAAAACGGCATCGCTCTGAACACAGAGCACATTTCCTGAATTAACTTGTAAGCCTCCTGCTGCGTTTGCAGCAACACATTGCAGCTGAACCGTGGCTCACCGTCTACCAAGCCACCGCAGTATTCACTAGCTTTTTGAAAACTGTAAATATCAAGGTTTTCAGCAACGTCGTCTTCTAAGTCAAAATAAATTGCGTCACCATCTGACAGGGTTTCTACCGCACCAGAAGCGTCTCTCCTCCCATTCTTTGCTTCATCTAGCTCTGCTGGTGTTAAAACCTGCGAGCCCATTCCGTACCTGACCGAAGTTAGAAGGTCGTAGAGAATCATCGCTGGATCTGTCGTCCATTTCTTGATGACTCGCTTGGTTGATGCGTCAGCCAAAAATGTTCCGTTAAAATCGCCGCTGTAAGTCAACGATCCATCATCACGCACGGTTGCGTTGTGCGGGATACGGACTTTGATACCGCGAATTTTGTAGCTGCGTTGCGGAATGCTTGGAAACTGTTGTGCATCCAGCTTGATGCCAAACAAAGCACTGTTTGGAAAACGTGTCTTTGCGCTTACCTTTTGAGTAAAATCGTACCAAATAAACGTATCCTGAATAAAATCATCTGGCTGGTTTAACAAATATGTTCGAGTTATTCTTATGTCAACAGGAAAAGCGCCTGTAATGTTAATTAGATGGACTCTCTGATACAAATCAGGCGTGTACCCATCAAGTTTAAATTTACCGTTTCCTAAGTAGTCTTCGCCGGTATAGTCCCCAAAATCAACAGGGTTAAAACCTCCACTGTTGTACTGAACCTCGATTTTATATTCAATTCTCAGTCCTTTTAATGTGCCTGTGGCTTTTTTCTGGCGCGTTAATGCAGGCGTGCCAACAGTGACTCTGACAGAGGTAACGTCAGTGTCTGTAATTTGCCTAGTTACTGGCGTGCCGTCTGCAACATAATCGCCTGTAGATGTGCCATCCGGCACCGTAGCCTTGGGAACTTCGACATTAACTAATGTGGTTGACTGGTTTGCGTCTCCAATGTTTTGCAGAAACGTTTGCGTTTGAGTGCCTAAGCGGTTTTCAAACACCGCAGCACGCATGTCAAAGTTAAAGTTCTCAACAATGTCTGCGTCGTTCTTTGTCGAACTTTGCGTGACAGTTGCTGCTGCTCCAAGGACAGGCGTTCCGTTGAAAAATGTGTCTTTTAACGACGCCAAAAAATAAGGGTCAGTCCCTACCGTCAGACCATCAGCTGAAGGGAAACCCTCAATCTCGCCTTCGCTAAGCAGGTCAATGATGCGTACAACCTGCTTTGAGTCATAAGTGTCCTTTGGCATGTCACTCCAGTGGGTCTACGTTCAGGCCGCTAGATATAACAACACTACCCACGATGACCTCTCCATAGGCAACTGGCACAGGCACGCCTTCTCTACTGGTGTTTTGGACCCCAGAAAAACTGAAGTTATTGCGTGGATCGGTGTCGCTGTCAGGCGTTGGAATAGTTGGTGACAGCATTCCCGCAACGCCTGTCAAAGCCAAGCCAATTCCGATGTTGCCGCCCACCGCCGCTAACTTCACTCCAAATGTTGCTCCCTTTGCAAACGAAAACCCACCTGCGCCTAAACTCACACCGCCAGTCATGGCTGCCGTTGCGATCAAAGCCGCACCAGCAATTACTAGCAGCGCGTTCCTAAAAAAGTTTGCACCGGAAATGACTGGGATGATTCTGATCTCATCTTCACCTGATAACGGGTAACCAAGCTGTTCAGGGTTCTGCCCTAGCTCCAAGCTGTAGGCACCAGTTGACACCGTGTAATAGCCGTCACGCATCAGCGCACGCAGGCCGGGGTAGTTGGACACCAAAAACCGCACAGCTTCGGCTGGTGTTCTTGCAAGCGCCTTAAAAGTTCTCTTGCCGCAGTGCTCAGCTAAATGCCCGTACACCTTGATTGTGCGAAGCATTGCTGATACCCGCCATACCCTTGCATTCTACCGACGACTCAAGGGTCGATCTTGCACCAGCTTTGATCTGACAGACCGTAGATAAACCACGGCAAACCGTATTGAGTGCAAGCCTTTTGATCAGGTTCACTCGCAATAGCAGGCGCACCAGGGTGGCTATGAACAACGGCTAGAACCGTACCGGTGTCTTCTGCTGCTGCGTAGCCCAACGGATCAAGGATAAAAACATCGTCTTCATCACTCAAATTCTTGCAAGGCCAGTAGTGCTCAACGTCATCGAGCAAAACCAGTAGGCCGCATGATTCCCTTGGCGTCTCTGCTTCTGCGTGACGGACAGCAGCCTGCTTCCAATCCTCCGTCATCGATTGATGCCCACGGACGGAAACGAACCAAACGGGATCCCGCCGCTGTCGTCGCCATTAGGAAAACGCAAACGGCAGTCACTAACCCGCTTGCCACAGGTGCCCGACACCTCTACAGGAGTTGAACCGCCTTGCACAACTTGCGGCTCTCCTGTTATCGGAACGTTGGGGGACGACCAAACGACATCCGTTCCATCAGAATCTTCGAGAACTAAGACGCCGTTGTTCTTAAGACGTAGTTGCCTGTTCAGGTAGCCGCTTGCTGTGACCTTGTAGCCAGCACCAGCCTCTTGTAACGTGCCTTGCGTTGGGTGGTTTACTGCAAAGGGGTTGCTGCTAGTCAACGCAATCTTCAAAACAAAGTCTTCGTTGTTTCTCCAAAAGCCAGTCTGACTGTCAATGTTGATGCTTGAAATTGTGTTCCAACCGTAGCCCGTATAGTTTTCGTGATCTTTTGAGTAGTGGGTGGCAGGGATTGCAATAGAAGTCAGGGTGAACGTAATGGTTACGGAGCGGCTACCGAATTCGTGGTCGGCATCAGTAAAGGTGTGGGTGGCCGTCGTTTGCGCCCCTACGCCTTGTTCAGGGGTGGGACTGCTCCCTTTTATCTGCCAAGTAAAAGCACCTGAGCGCCCGATCTCTACATCAGCCGGATACCACTGATCAGTTCCATCAACGCTCAGACGAGTCAACGCCGAAATCTGGCCCAGCTCGTGCGTCTTTGCGCCCCAAAGAACAGAGTCAGGGTAGTCGTTGCGGGCAAAATCATCGTTATACAGAACAAGGTTGCCGTCAGCCTGCATTCTTAGGCTATAGCCATTTGTATTAACGCCGATGTTTGTACCTGTTGCCCAAATCGCGTGGTCAGTGCTATTGCCTGGCTTTTTGTAAATGACAAAATTGCCATCTGGCTGCATTTTTGCGGTAAACCACCCGTTCTGAGACACCAGAGCTTCGTTTTCGTTTAGCTGTGAACCCGCAACAAGCTTGTCTGCATTACTTGAGTAGACAAAACTTTGAGCAGCTACTGAGGTTTGCGGCGTGCCTTGTGCCGTAAATTCTGTGCCCAGATACCCGGTGAACTGCGTTGCGTTGTAGCCGCACTCTTTGCCTTGGTACTCCCACTGGCAAAGGTTCTGCATGATTAGACGACGCGGTGCCTTTGTGTTTGCCATATCAAAAGACGACACCAGCTCAAACTCAACAAAGTCCCTGTTCTCAGCAACTTTGCGGTCAATGTAATACACCTCTTTCGGCAACTGGGCTGAATCTGACGAGTCTGGATTGCCATAAGGGTTTACGCCGTTCTCCCAGTTATCACTGTCAAGAAAACGGCTAAGGGTGCGGATTCTTGTGATCTGCGCTCCGTTCAGGTCGTTGCCTGGCGTGATTTGGTTGACGCCAAGCAACAGAGCTGTCATCTGGCTGTTGAGATTGGCAAAGCGAATCGACGGCCTAGGCAACGTTCCATCACCTTTGAACTCAAATCCTGTCGCCTCTACAGGCAGCGGAATGTATGCCGTGCCCCCGTACTTAATAGAGAAAGCGTCAATGATGTCGTCTGAGCCAGCAGGCAGAGTCGTTTTCCGGTTACGGCCAGCGTGAAAGTAATACTCGCCTGCATCACCGTGCAGCTCTTGAAAAAGCTTCAGCTCAAACAGCTCGATAATTGCAAAAGGGCTTGAATTGAGAAGCTCCTCAAACGCAGTGCTCATGGCTCAATAACTTGCTGGAACGTTGCTGTGATCGTTGCCCTGTTCAAATACGGTATGGACTTTGACCAGTCCTGGCAAATCCATTTGTAGGTCTCCGTTTCATCGGGTGGCGACCAGTCAAAGTGTTCCGCTCCAGCGCGGGCTTCAAGGAAGGTTTCGATGGTATCGGCGTCGGTTTCAGACACCTCAAACTTCAGGCTCCAAGTTTTTAGGTCGGTATTTAAACCAAAGCGCAAGCGACTTGAATACCCGTCACCGAACTGCACGTTTCGCACAGTCGGCTGGCTGCGCTTGCTTGCCCCGTAGGTCGGGTTGATCGAAGGGAAAGTAGCCATCAGCGTGTAAGCAGACCCCCAGGCCGTTTCTGTTTAATCAATTCTGCCTGTACTGCCTGCCCAATCAAGCGGCCCAGCTGGTCAGCACTACCTTGGTTGCCCTGGACCTCCGTGCCAGAAGCATCGACATTGACAACAATGCTGGTGCTGCCCATGGCGTCGTTTGGAACGATGTTGCCTTGCGCTCCAGGGACAAACAACTCAGGGCCGCGCTCGCCAACTAA